AGCCTATCAAGGGGATCAAGATAAGTGGCTCGGCTGATACGGAAGTGATTGACAATGGGCAGTACTTCCAGTCGTTTGTCTATAATCTGGACCCTGACACATACTTCGGGTTCAGCCCATTGATTGCCGCTGCCTATGACTGCCAGCTGATCCGAAAGGGCAAACTACGGTTGAACACATCTATGGACAACGGAGGCGTAAACGCTATCATTGCCCCGGCAAAGGACAAAGATGGCTTTGTCGTTCCACAGGCAGCCAACGAACTGGAAAAAGACCTGAACAGCAACAAGAATGCCAACAGGACCATGTTCCTTCGTCAGGCGGTTGAAGTAACAAAGGTAGGCAGCACCCCGGTTGAGTTAGGTATATTGGACGGGAGCAAAGAAGCTGTGACTGCCTTGTGTTTCGCTTACGGGATTCCGATGGACTTGTATTATGGGCAGTCGAAATACGAGAACGCCAAAGAAGCCAAAAAGTCCCTGTACGAGAGTGCAGCCATTCCGCTCATTAATGTGTTCTGCAACGACCTGATGAACTTTGTCAAGTACGATGAATCCGGGAAAGAGGTCAAGCAGTATGCCGGGATGAAACTGTTACTTAATACAGATAAGATAGAAGTTCTGAAATCAAGCACCACAGAGGTCTTGACAAGTCTTAACCTGATGAATGCCACCCTGAATGAAAAGAGAGAAGCTATGGGATACGCGGAGATTGAGGAAGATTATGCCAACAAACCCATGCTTACTTTAGGTGTTCAGTTCGGGGATATGTATTCTCAGGATATTAACGAGAATGAGTAAGCGTAAAGTCATAACCCCTGCCATGAGAGCCCAGCAGACAATCTTACGTTTGCAGGCTCTTAGGCTGTCAGAGGGCTACAAGGCCAAGATTGCCAGGGAGCGGACTACCGCTATCCGTAAGGCGATAAAGGAACTGTCAAAGTATCCCTATTCAGAGTGGGAGGGTATGGCTGCGGATCACATCATTAAAGAGCCAAAATTAAAGGAAACCATTACCAAGTTATACCTGAATGTCGGAACACCGGTTGCCCGGGTAGCGGTTAATAGGTTCTTGCAGAGGAAGGCGGATGCGTCTGATATGTGGGAAGAAGCATTGTATGAATGGACCAGAAAGCACATGGGTGCAAAGATAGGTCTTATGGAAGCAGCGGTCAATGACTGGCTAAAGGACCAGGTTAGAAAAGTTATTGAGGAAAACCCCGGTGCCGGGATAGAGAAAATGACACAAATCATGCAGCGGTCAGTATCTCAGAACTGGAACACGATAAAAGAATGGCAGACACGAAGGATAGTTCAGACGGAAACCATGAGTGCGATGAATGTCGCAGCCTCCGAGAGTATCGACTTGTTGGGGATGGACTATGAACGTACCTGGAGCATAGCGGGGAACAACACTCGACCAAGCCATGAGGTGATGGATGGGGTCACTATTCAGAAGGGCGAGTTCTTCAACGTGGGTGGATTCATGATGGCCCACCCGATGGATGATTCCATGGGCGCGCCGGCAGGTGAGATCATCAACTGCTCCTGTTGTGCTATTGATATGCCAAAGGATAGCGGACTAATCATTTAACAAACAAAATATATGCAACCGATTGCAAAATATATGCAACTGGTTGCATAGTTTTTAATTTGCGTTATGTAATCAGGTATTTTAGGGCGTATAAAAGCGCGCTAAAATGGAGAAACTCGAATACAAACAAGTCGCCACATCCTTTGAGGTCAAAAAGGAGGGCGGCAACCTCTACATAGAGGGCTACGCGGCCAAGTTCGGCAACGTAGATTCGTACAATGACATCATCCAGCAGGGGGCATTTGCCTTATTTCTTACGTCAGAGGACGCTAAGAGGGTAAGGTTATGCTATCAGCATGACTTCGATAACGTGATCGGGGTCATAGAATCCATGTTCGAGGATGAGCAGGGCCTCAGGTTCAGGGCCAAAATCAGTAATACCACATTAGGAAAAGACGTAGCCACACTTTTGGAAGATGGGGCGATCAATGAGTTTTCCATCGGGTACAAGACAGTAAAGTCCTCGATGGATGAACAGCAGAACATCCGCACCCTTCAGGAGGTGTATCTCTACGAGATAAGCCCTGTAACAAGGGCAGCAAACGAAAAGGCAACCTTGCAAGCCTCTGAGCGCAAGGAAGAAAATAATAACATTAAAAAAGATTCAGAAATGGAAGAAGATTTGAAAAAATTGCAAGCTGAACTTGCAGAAGCTAAGGAGGCCAGGAAGATTGCAGAAAACGCGCTGGCCGAAGCTGGAAAGGTGAAAGACCTTGAAGAAAAAACCGAAGGCTACAAAGCCGACATTGAGAACCTCGATGCCTCCATCAAACAGATGAGCGCACAGATCGAGAAACTGAGCAAAAGCACCGAGGGTAAATCCTTTGAAAAGGTACTTGCCGAAACTTTCAACTCCGATGAGTTCAAGAATGGACTGAAAGAAGTGATTGAAGGCAAACGGGTATCCTACAAAACTGAGGTAAAATCCTATACCGGTCTTGATTCCGCTGATCTTACCGGAACTGTTAATTTGACTATGCCCAACACTCAGGTTGAGGCAGATGCGCAAAAAAAACTGGTTTTGCTGGGTAGCGTACCTACCTACACGGTTCCTCAGGACAAGGCTATTATCATGTGGCCCGAGGGAGCATTTACTGATCAAACGGCCTACGTTGCTGAAGGAACAGCCTCGAGTACTGCATCCTCGGCAACCCTGGAAGAAAAAACACGCGCAATCGCCAAAGTCGCAGCATTTCTCCCCTTTAGCCGGGAGTCATCCACCGATATGTCCTACTTCTTGAATTGGGCAAAGAACGAGGCTATCCTGGCTATCCGCAACAAAGTGGATACCGAGATGCTGAGTGGTTTAGGGGCCGACACCGATTCCACTACACAAAAGAAAATCTACGGCCTTATCGGACAGGGATCTACTGCTTTCAACGCTACCACAGCCGGTGTGAATGGAGCCATCGCAGGTGCACAGATTTTTGACCTGTTGAATGCCATTGATGCGCAGATCTCCTTAGGGACCAATGATGCCTATCAGGCCAACCTGATTTTGATGCATCCCTCGGACTTCGCCAAGTATCGTTCCCTGAAGGATAATAATGGAGCCTTGTTGTTCCAGAACAACGGTGGTGTTTACTCCTACATGGGTAAGACTGTAAAACAGACCGCAAAACTTTCCGCAGGTCAGATGATCGTCATGGATACCGCAGCCCTTCAGATGTATGAAAAACTTGGTTTTGAAGTTGAGATTGAAAGAGTGGCTTCCACCGACAGTTACGTGATGTACCTGCGTTGGAGAGGTCAGTTCGTTGTTCCGTCCAACAAGAAGAAAGCCGTTATTTATGTGGCAAGCATTAGTTCCGCAATCGCTGCCATTACTGGAGCTGATAACAAACTGAGCATGGGCGTGGTTACCGTTAGTGGCCTTACAGCCGAATCTGCACAAGCCGCATCCGCAAAACTGAGCTGGGACTCCCTCGGGGAAGGTGTGAAATACAAATACTCTACCGACAATGTGAACTGGGGTGATGCCATTACTAATGCGTATGTTGAATTTGACGATCTAACTCCCGATACCGAGTACACCTACTACATTAAAGCCGTCAAGGCCGGTATGATAGATAGTGACAGCCAGGTTGTTTCCTTCAAAACTGCGGCATATACAGCACAGTAATTATGTCTAAGAAATCAATAAGCAGAAAAAGGGTTAAGCCGCTTTATGAAAATAAGGCGGTAGCCCCCTTGGTTGTAAAGGGGAATGTCCGGATCGTGGTCGTTAAAGCGCACGATGGGTTGAAAGAGGGAGAAAGCTACGTGAAGGATGTGAACACGGCGGCAATGATGGTAGAAAAAGGATACTGGAGGTATGAGTAAGCTAAGATACACGGCAATCGGCACAAACGCAGCCATCACCCTGGCTGACTTCAAGTCCTATATGCACATAACAGGGACTACCAATGATGCTGCGCTGACCGATGTGCTTAAACAGGCAACCATCCGCATACAGGAGTATGCTGATGTAGCCTTGCTTCCGTGTACCATAGAGCTTGAAGGAGAAGGAGAGATCATAAAGTTATACCAACACCCCGTAGACGAGATAACCTCGGTAAAGGACCTTGTTGGTGGCTGGGATGTGGATTATGTGAGCGATTATCGCAAGACCCTTATCGAGCAGATTGATTCTGATGCAGTAGTTATAACATACACTACCCTACCCACAAGTGCCGATACGAACAGGTTATTGAATTACGTGTATGAGATGGCCTCTGCCATGTGGGACGGAAATACCGAGGAGCAGAATAAAGTATATCAACGTATCCCAATCAACTTAAGATAATGCTGAACAAAACGGGTAACATACAGGCAAGAAAGTACACCGAATCCGTTGTCTTTTATACCACAACATCCTCCGTAGATGACTACGGGATGGAAACGGTAAGCGAAGTCAAAGGAGACACGTATGATGCCCAAATTACCCAGATGTCGCAGTATAAAAAGCAGTTGTATTTCAAGGATGCGCAGGTTACAGGGGTAGAGATCCGCTTAAGGTACACTGCGACTATTCCAGGGAAGGTGGTATGGAACAATCATAACATCATAATCACCGGGCATGAGAACGTGGACAACCGGAACCGTGAGTTGATTCTAATAGGCAGTTACATGGAGGATGGGGTATGAGTGATGGGATGTACATAGATTTTGACCAGGCAGCTTTCCGGAAGTTCAAGATGAACAAGCGGAAATTCGAAGATCGGGTACTTTTCAAAGCAGCTCAGGGGTTGAAGGAATCGGCAGCAAGGATTGTGGCGGGAGCGAAAACACACCTGAAAGACAACGGAAGTGTCGCTACTGGAATGTTGAGAAACAGCGGAAGTGTACGGCCCCAGGTGGATGGAACGGTAGATGCCGGATTTTATGCTGAATATGCTTACTGGGTTGAGTACGGAAGAAAGGCAGGAGGTATGCCTCCGGTAAAGTTGATCAAAGAATGGGTGCGAAAGAAACATATAACCAGCGATGAAAAAGAGATTGATTCTATCGCCTTTGCAATAGCGAGAAACATAGCAGCAAACGGAACAAAAGCAAAGCCTTTCCTTACCCCTTCGTATGAAGAAAACAAGTCCCGAATTGACGAGCTTATGCAGAAAGCGATAAATGAAGTAGCAGAAAATTACAATGGCAAGTAGTTACACAACGGCATTAGGCAAGATACGGTCAGCACTTGTGACAGCGGTAAACACCGTCGAGGCAGGGCTGGTAACTTCATCTGCGACCACTTTTCCGAGGGTTGAAATCGGGGATGTGACCGAGATGAAGGTACAGGACAAGGGGTATGATGTAAGGATGCTTTATTGCAACATAGACGTTATATCACAGTCCTACGGAACATCGATAAGTTATGCAGAGCAGATCAATGCAGCTATTGTGGGACATAAGACATTGACCGTTTCTGGGTTTAGTTCAATCGGGGCGGTAGTGGATAACATAACGGAAATCATTGAACCGCAGGAAGGGAGCTTCACCATTTATCGCATCATCTCAAGAGTAGAGATAACCGTAGAACCGGTGGAGGTACCCGAGGGAGAATAATAATAAAACAATAAAAGAAAGGAGAAAAAAAATGGCAGTATCAGGAAGAACAAGACGAGTTTATTTGACGAAAGTCGAAGGGGAGGTGACTACTTATCCGTGGATAGCAGGTGAAACCTCCAACAGTTTAGACATTAGCCGGGAGGTTTTCGGCGGTGGAGACAAAAGCGAATCATGGGATAGCTTCTTCGCCGGGAAAGGCAACTGGAATGGCTCTGCTTCGTTTAACCTCAGCAATGAGGCGAGCGATGAGCAGATCGGTTTATTAACCTCATTGAAAGCAGGCGACAAAGTAGCCGTTTTTGTTGGGGATTTGGTGGAAACGGCAGAAAATGTATTTTCCCTGAGCGATGGGATAGGCGGAGTGGCCTACATAACATCTATCAGCGAAACTAACTCAGATGGTAGCGTCTCCTCAAGAGATATCTCCTTCCAGGGAGACGGGGAGCCGTCTTATACGGCAGCACAGGTGGAATATACACCTGAAGGATAATTAACAATTAAAAAAAAGAATACAATGGCAGTATCAGGAAGAACAAGAAAAATTTACTTGTCAAGTTCGGACAAGTCGACAAATACCTGGATAGTAGGTGAAACATCAAACAGCCTTGATATCAGCAGGGAAACATTTGGCGGAGGTGCAAAGGAGGATGAATGGGATGATTTCTTCGCAGGGCGTGGAAGTTGGACTGCATCGGCATCCTTCAACTTAGACAACAGCGCAGACAAGAATCAAATCTCCCTTTTAAACTCGCTTATAGCGGGGACAGAGGTATATCTGTTCATCGGCACAGTAACCGCCGGAGCGCAGACGGAGGGTGTATGGGGCAAGGCACTTGTTACCTCAGTAAGTGAAAGTAACGCAGATGGTAGCGTTTCATCCAGGGACGTATCATTCCAAGGGTGCGGTGCACCTGTAAAAGTACCGGCATAATGCACAGCCGGTTACAATGTATCAGGATTGGGGATGAGGTAGCCAGGATGCTGGTTACCCCTTCCCTGTTTTCCATTGCCCGAAAGAAGGGGATCAACGCCAATATAGTTGCGGGTGCAACAGCGATAGACATACATGATGCTTTTATCAGGATCATGTATTGCGCCTATCTCAATTATGCAGAGGTGGAGAGGATGGACAACCCGGACTTTCCCGAACCTATCCTCAAGCTGATGGATTTTGTTGTTTGGGCGGCAGACAACCAGAAGGAGGCAAGCGAGATGGTGGAGGTGATATTTGAATTGGTAACCGGCAAGAGTTTGAAGAAGGAGGAAGAGGGGACAGAAAAAAAAAAGAAAACCAAGAACCGCAGGACATAGACCTTATCGGGGAATGGGAGCCGATTAGGGACTTTCTGATCGGTTATTGCGGGAAGGGAGAGGTTGAGGCGTGCAGAACCTCATTCGTTGAATACAGGGCATTGATAAAGGCTCACAACGATAAAGAGTATGCGGCTTGGGACAGGGTAAGGATGCTGGCACACAACGCCTATATGCTGACTGCCACAAAGGGAACGAAGATCAAGGATCGCAAGAAGTTCATGCCCCTTGCCTGGGATGAGATGAACAAAAGGGAAATCAAGGCTATTCCGCAGCCTGCAAGTGAAGCGGAAATCAACGAACTCAATCGTATCGCCAATCAGTTCTTGAATAAAAAACAATAAGTCAATGGGTGTTTTAGGGAATATATGGGTAAAGTTAGGGCTGAAATCTGACGACTTCCGCAAGGGAATGGATCAGAGCGAAAAGAAGGTAGGCAAGTTCGGAAAGGCAACGCAAAAAATGTCCATGCTGGCAAAAGCTGCCTGGGCCGCCGTTGGGGCCGCTATTGCGAAAATAGTTGTTGACATGGGTAAGGTAGCAGCAGAAGCAGAGGGCGTCAGGCAAGCATTTGCCAGAATAGCCGATAGCAGAATGCTTGAGCAATTACGCAAGGCAACACGGGGCACGGTAGACGATGTTATGCTCATGAAGAAAGCTGTACAGGCGTCTAACTTTGGTATTCCGATTAAAGAGCTTGCAGGGTACTTCGAATTTGCAACAACGAGAGCTATTCAAACGGGCGAAAGTGTAGACTATCTTGTAGATTCAATTATTACAGGATTGGGGCGTAAATCTGTCATGATTCTTGATAACTTAGGTATCAGTGCAGCTGATATACGGAAAGAGATGGAAAAGACTGGCGACATGGCATCGGCAGTTGGAATCATCATCAAAAGGGAGATGGAAAAGACGGGCAAGGCGGCAGATACGGGTGCTATCACTTTGCAGCAGGTAAAGGCTTCTTGGGAAAACGTTAAAGTATCATTTGGATCATCACAGGTCATACAAAAGACGTTGATGGCGGCTACAAGGGGGGCCAATGCCCTACTGTCGGCGTTGGACAAGGTGGCAAACGCAGGAGGTCGTAAGCTATTCAACGCACAACAGGAAATTGACGAGTACAAAAACTACATAGACGCAACGGTTGGAAGCGGGGAGTTTGAAAGAAGAGCCGCACAAGTTCAGGAGTGGTACAAAAAGTCTTTGGCAGAAGGC